TGAAAAACGTCCAGTGATTGTTCCACCATCATCAGATCTAATTTGATTTATCTCTGCATGTATTCTACCTTTGTGTTCGTGTTTTAATATAGTGTCTATAAATGTTGTATTTACTTTATTAATCTTTCTTGCTTCAGCTATCTTTTGTATGATAGGATGAGTATGATTAGAAAGGAAATTTTTAGTAAATGAAGGCTCATCAGATTTTGCTGTACGTTCGTAAGACAGGTTTAGTTTTTGAAAAACTTTTTCAATTGATCTTGCTGCCCATATTTGAACATCTAGTTGTGTTTCTTTTTGAACTTCTTGCAATAATAATTGCTCTTGTCCTATCAATTCCTTACGCAGTTCGTAAGCTCGTTGAGTATCTACGCGAACGCCTAAGAAACGCATATCCACAAGACAAGGAAAAAGATCCGTTTCTAGATTAAAAATATCTTGAAGATCATTTTCAATAATTAATTTTTTTACATGTTGCCAAAGTTTAAAGGTTAACTCTGCATCTTTTTCAGCGTAAGCTCCAACTTCATGAGCAGGTAATCTCCACATGTCAGCTTTTGGATCTAGTCCTCTTGACTTAGCGGCTTCGTTTAAGGCTCTTTCATTTTTACCTTCATTTAAAAAATGCCAGGACAAAGTATTTAACGTATACGAAAATCTATTCTCATCTAATAAAGAACATGCAATCATTGTATCCACAACTAAACCATTGATTTTTAAACCTAAATTACGTATCCAACAAACATCATACATAGCATTATGAAATATTTTTGTAGCTGGACACTCAAGAATATCTTTAAACCATTCAAGAGTTTTATCTCTATTCATGTTAGGTCCCTCTTGGTGAGCTATGGGAAAATACCATTTATCATTATATGTTGCTACAGCTATACCCACAACTTCTCCATTATCTATGACTGCACCTGATCCTCTAGATTTTAAATCAGGATCTCTTGTTTCCAAATCAATTGCAATCTCATCGTAAGATCTAAGATCTGGATACTCTGTAGGTTGAACCCATTCTGTTTGTGGTAATATCATTTCTTTTTAATGTCTCTTAATTTTTTTATTTCTAAATCACAATAATGCTTAATCTTTTCTAGATCTTCTATGCCATTTTTATTCAAATACCTGCAAACATATTTCACAACATTTCCTTGGAAGAATGAAAGATCATTCTTTGATATAAATTCATATGGTTGAATCACAAATGATCGGTAGTGAGATCCTCCAATTTGTTTATCTTGCGGAAACGCATCATCAAATATATCTTTACTTGTCATAGTTCATACTCCTTTAATTTCTTTTTTGCTTTTAATTTATATAAATTATTTCTTGCTCTCGTGATCCCAACATACCACACTCTATGCTCTTCATCTTGTTTGTCAATACTTGATTTAATTCCTTGCTGAACAGTACGACCTTGATGTAAAGATAAAATTACATTGTCTTCTTCACCACCCTTTATTGCATGAATAGTTGATAACCATATTCTTGCTTTCTCTTTTAAGTTTTCTTTTGATGCAATTAAATTTCTTAAATATAAAATTTCTTTTTGATCTGCAGAAAACTTATCATACCATGGAACTTTAACATCCCAGTTACCTGTAGGCATATACTCTTTCACTGCACTTATTTCTTTTTCATCTAAAATTTCACCCATTGTACATTTAGTATATGCAACTGCAGCCTCATACATACCCACTTTAAAACTTTTACCTTTATTACTTTGATAATAAAAATTTTTACGTTTTAAATCTTTCATAATATCTAATAGATTACTTTTAGTTCTTGTAAGAATAAGCCACTTACCTTGTGTAAGATCTACTTGATTTAAATCAGCAATGTGTTGACACTCGCCTTCATAATCTCTAGCTAAATAGTGTTTATGTTTCCTGATGCCTGCTATACGACTCACAGCTATTGCAGACTGCTCCTGCACAGCTTTCGATACACGTCTTGATCTTCTTAATACTTTCTCTTTTCCAGGTTCTTTAATAAATCTTTTTACATCAGCTCCAGCCCACGCATAGATAGCTTGATCATCATCACCAGCTAAATAAATTTGTTCACAATGATATTTTAATTTATCATACAGTTTCCATTGCAATGGTGATAAGTCTTGCGCTTCATCAATAAATATAGCTTTGAATATTGGTATCTTATCAAAGTTTAAAACAGATTTTACAATATCATTAAAGTCAAAAAGATTATTTTTCTCTTTGTAGATTTGTAAATTTTGATAAATGTGATTTAACGTGTCAAAGTCATTAACTTGTTTTTTATCATGCTCGTTTAAATCAAACTCTTGTCTAATAGTTATGTCCTTGTTTATTGATCTTTGTATCATTTGAAAATATGGGTTATTGCAAGTTAAGAAGTGTGTTTCTTCTTCGTTGTATTTGTCAGAAAAAGAAACTCGTACATTTAATTTTTTACCTAAGTCCTCATAGTGATATGGCTGCATAATATCTTCTTCATTTAATCCAAGTAAATGATAGCAAAATGCATGTATTGTTTGAAAATATGGAACTTCTTTTTCAGATACATTAATTCTTTTGCGTGCCTCTTCCGCTGCTTTTCTGGTAAATGCAAAATAACCTATCTTGTGTAAAGGCACACCTATCCGTTCATATGCTTTTACACGTCTAATTAATCTAAATGTTTTACCTGTACCAGGTGGTCCATATATTTTATTGATCTTTTCCATTGGCTTTCTTAAACCCATCTTTGAGTGATCCAGTCCAGCCATATGATCCATAGTGTGTTGTTTGTCCATCTACTACTCCATAAAATTTAAAACCTGATTTTCTAATTAAATTACAAAAATTAACATCTTCGCCCCACCAGGTTCCATCTTTACTAAAAGTGGTATCCCAAAAATTATAAAAATATGAGTTTGCTTTTTCAGATATAATTTCTTTTTGTTTTATCTTAAGATGTGGATTGTCTTTCATTAATTTTTCATAAACTTTTCTATGAATTAATGTTAAGCCTGCAGGTCCAGCTTTTAGTTCCACGATACCTTTTTCATCTATTTGAATATTCATTGGATCTTCAAACTCTACAGAAAATTTAATAACATTGTCCTGTGTTTTCTTTCTGTATGGTACACAAATTGCATCTTTTTGAGCTAATAACATACGACCCACAACATCAGGTTCGAATTCCATATCTGCATCTATAAATAATTGATAATCAAAACCAGACTCTAAAAACATTGCAGTCAATACGTTTCTTCCATAACCTACGTAAGGACATTTAAATGTTCCTATCTCTGCTTTCATTTTTGCAAGCGTAAACTTATTAAATAATTTAACCAACGATAGACAAGTTGATACTTGCATTAAGTCATATGTTGGCATTGATATATAAACACTAGGCGGTTTCGTCATACTATATTCTCCTTATCTTCTATTTCTATTATTTCTTCTGGTATGTCTTCTTTTTCTAAACCTTCCTTTGGAAGTTTTAAAACTCTTAATGGTGGAAACGACTCTTCGTTATCACCTTTGGGAAATCTTTTTTGATGATCAAACTCACCTTTAAAATATTGTTTAATCATAGTTGCCGTTCGTGCTCTTTCTTGATTCCAATCTCCCCGTTTTAATTCGTCGTAAAATTTATCGTATACAAAATAAAAATGTTGATCCTCATGTAATACAGATCCACTTTTGAATGCTGCGTAAGAGCTCGCTTTTGGTCCATTAACATATGTAAATAATTCTTTCTTCAACATGTCTATAGGGTTTGTGCCTGCAGGTGGTTGAATAGTTTCCATGGTTGCCCATAATCCATTTAATATATTTTGATATTCTTTTTCTTTTATACTTGGTGGATATGTAGTTGTATGATCTGCAATTAAACTACGCATTTGTTTCATTTCATTAAATTGTTTTATACTACGTGCATGCACTTGCACAATTTTATCTGCAGCTACTTCAACATTAAAAAAATATTCGTGATCAGGTTTGTACATGATTCTAATTAAACCTGATACTGATGGCCACTGCGAATCAAAGTGACCACCAATACCA